AGGTTTTATGCCCCTAAAGAAAGGTCGTTCCAAGAAAACAGTTAGTTCCAATGTACGGAAGCTGAAGCAGGAAGGGTATAAACAGCGCCAGGCGGTGGCTATAGCGTTGAATACCGCTGGGAAGTCGAAAAGAAAGAAACGCTCCACGTGAAACATGGTGATGCTGCGAATTCTAATTTTGTTCGTGGGCATCTTGGCGGTCTTGATTCCGGCACCCCTGCATTCTTCTTTAGTTGAAATAATAATGGAAGAAAACAGTATGGAGAAACTGATTTCCACGCTTAAACGCCATGAAGGGGTTAAAACCCACGCTTACCGGGACAGCCTCGGTGTCCTCACTATTGGCTGCGGGAGAAATATTTCTGGAAAAAAGCCCAATAAAGGCATCGGTCTCACCATTGATGAAATCGAGTATATGTTGCAGAACGATGTAGAACGCACGATCAAAGAGTTAAGTCTGGAATATGTTTGGTTTAATGACATGGAAGAAGGTGCCAGGCGTGACGGGATTATCAATATGCACTTTAATTTGGGCAGATTTAGGTTTGCCGGGTTTAAGAAAGCTATTGGTCATATGGAGAATGGCTCCTACGATGCAGCCGCCACGGAATTTCTTGATAGCCGCTGGGCCAAGCAGGTTAAGGGTAGAAGTTTGGAAGTGACGGACATGATAAAGACAAATACCTATGTTTGAATATTCCTGTATAGTGCGGCGCGTGGTTGACGGCGATACCGTGGATTTAACCATAGATCTTGGCTTTTCAATCTTCCATAAAGCCAGAGTCAGGCTCATAGGAATAGACGCCCCGGAATGTAGAACACGCGATTTGGATCATAAGGCGAGGGGATTACTTAGTAAAAAATACGTTGAAGTTATATTAAAATCCGCAAAAGAAATTAAAGTGCTTACGGAATTAGACTCTAAAGGAAAGTTTGGGCGCGTATTAGGTACTTTATGGGCAGATGAAAACTGTATCAATGCTTTGCTAGTAGCCAATAATTACGCGGTTAAATATGAGGGGCAGAATAAGCAAGAAGTGGCCGCAGTTCATGCTCAAAATCGCGAGAAATTAATAGAAAGAGGGGTATTTGATCCAAACATGGTATAAGATTAGCTACGACTATATCTGATACTTTACGGAAAATAAGGATGGATGAAATTGCGCTCTTTCAATTTGTTCAAAAAACCATTAAAGATAGACGACGCAGCGCAGTAGATATTTTAGAAAATAATGGCATTAGGTCCATGGAACAGTACCAAAATCTTATGGGCGAAATTAGTGCTTTATCGTATATAGAACAGGAACTCTCGAGCCTGCTAGAAAAACAGGAGCAATTTGATGACCGAATTATCTGAAGAACCTTCAATAGAAGCCTCTTACATCGATCCGGAAGAAAGGGTCCTTGATCCTAGCTCTATCGACAATACCCTATTGGAAAGAATGCCTGTCCCTACTGGCTGGAGGATGCTTATCCTTCCCTATCGGGGTAAGGGTAGAACCTCTGGCGGCATTCTCTTGACTGATCAGCAGCTAGACGAGGATCAGGTCCAAACGGTAGTGGGTTATGTACTGAAGCAGGGCCCCCTGTGCTATGCCGATACGGATAAATTTCCGGATGGCCCGTGGTGCAAGGAAAAGGACTGGATAATATTTCCTCGTTATGCCGGTTCCAGGTTCCGTATAGAAGGCGGCGAAGTCCGTATTCTTAACGATGATGAAGTTCTGGCGACGATTAAAGATCCTGACGATATACTCAGTTATTAACGGAGACTGCGATGACTACAGCCAATAAACATGAGCCTGATGACGGCCAGGTAGATTTAAGTTTTGATGAGTACGAGGAAACTGAAGTCTCTGTGGGTGGGAATGAATCAGAAGAGAAAGAGGCTAAAGAAGAGCCTGTTATTGAGGTTTCTGAAGAAAAGGCTGATTCCGGAGATGAACACGAGGAGTATTCTACTTCTGTTAAAAAACGAATTGATCGTTTAACGAAGAAGATGCGTGAGGCGGAACGGCGCGAGACAGAAGCCATTAAGTACGCTCAAAACGTACAGGCGGAGTCTCAACAAATAAAATCACGGTTGCAGACGGTCGATCAGGGTTATATGACTGAATATGGCAATCGTTTAAATATTGAACAAAAACAAGTAGAAGACACTCTTAAAGATGCCATGGACAAGGGTGATACGGGAGCAGCGGTGGCGGCTCAACGTAAACTTACCCAGTTAGCAGTATCTGCTGACCGATATACCAGTGTTCAAAACAATCGGAAACAGCAGGCTGCTCAAGCCGCCGCACAGCCGCAACCGCAGCCGCAACCGCCAATACCACAACAACCTGTTGAACAACCTCCTGACCCTAAAGCCGAGAAATGGGCCGAGAAAAATAACTGGTTTGGAAAAGATGAGGCCATGACCTTTGCTGCTTTTGGCATTCACAAGGGAATGGTGGAGAAAGAAGGGTTTGACCCGCAGAGTGATGACTATTATGATGAGCTAGATTCTCGACTAAGGAATAAGTTTCCTCAAGAATTTAATAACGGGTCCGGCAAACGTCCCGTCCAAAATGTAGCCGGAAATTCCCGCAGTAGAGGTAAAACAAGTGGACGCAGTAGAAAGGTAAAACTCACACCAAGCCAAGTAGCGATAGCTCATAAATTAGGTGTGCCGCTGGAAGAATACGCGAAATATGTGAAAACTTAGGAGGTTTTGCAATGTCTAGTAAAAAAGGTTTTGAAGGCACTACGAAAACTCCGCGCGCAAATGATGCTAGAGAAAAGACGCAACGGCGCAAGCCGTGGGCACCTGCCTCTAGTTTAGACGCACCACCTGCACCCGAAGGGTACAAACATCGATGGATTCGCGCAGAAGCTCGTGGTTTTCAAGACACGAAAAATGTTTCTGCCAGGTTACGAGAAGGCTACGAACTTGTTCGAGCCGAGGAGTATCCGGATTTCGAGTCTCCGGTTGTTGAATCAGGTAAATATGAAGGTGTTTTTGGGGTTGGTGGGTTGATGCTCGCTCGTATACCATTGGATACTGTGGTGGAAAGGAATGCTTATTACAATAAGCGTTCCAAGGATCTTCAGGATGCAGTGGATCACGATTTAATGCGAGAAAATGCCCATTCTTCCATGACGATCGGTAAACCTGATCGTCAATCTCGTGTAACTTTTGGCGGTCCTCGAAAAGAGTGATCGCATAGGAGAGACTTATGGCAAATCAAGAAACTGCCTATGGTCTACGTCCTATTGGTATGGTGGGTAGTGGCCCTAATTCAACAGGTGTCACTGAATACGAAATCGCCAGTGGTAACACTAATGTTATCTATAATGGCGGAATTGTAGTTCCACTTAGCACTGGGTATATAGATTATGCAGGCGACACAGGCGGGGCGACGACGCAAGCACTGGGTGTTTTAACTGGTGTGATGTATCAAGACTCCGTTCGGAAGCAACCCGTATGGTTGGACTACTGGCCCGGATCAGGCGCAGTAAGTGTAGACACGAATCATCCTGTCCGCGCTTATGTAGCTGATAATCCAAACCAGCTATTCCAGGTATCATCGGATGCTTCTCTAACCAATCGTGCTACTGCGGTAGCAACTATTTTTGCTAATACTGACCTGGGAACATCTGCCCGTACCGGTTCTACCGATACTGGCAAATCCAATTCTCAAGCTAGTGTGGCGAATGTCGCTGTAACAGCGACTTTGCCTTTGCGTATTGTCGGTATTGTAGATGATGACGCAAATAGTGATTACACCGCAGCGGGTATTCCCTTGATAGTACGGTTAAACGCTCATTTCAACGCTGGCTCTCGTCGTTTTGATGGACAGACGACTGCCGACTCAACTGGCATTTAAGGAGGTTCTAAATGACTATTTCTAGAGCGCAGTTAGCTAAAGAACTAGAACCCGGCCTAAATGCTTTGTTTGGGTTGGAATATGACAGGTACGAAAACGAAGCGGCACAGATCTTCGAGGCCGAAAGCTCAGATCGAGCTTTTGAAGAAGAAGTAATGTTGTCTGGTTTCGGAACAGCACCTGTTAAGAGTGAAGGCAGTGCCATTTCCTTTGATGACGCCCAGGAGACGTATACGGCGCGTTACACAATGGAAACCATTGCTCTGGCATTCAGTATCACTGAGGAAGCTGTCGAGGACAATCTTTATGATCGTCTAGCGGCTCGTTATACACGAGCTTTGGCACGTTCAATGGCCCAGACCAAGCAAATTAAAGGTGCAACGGTCTTGAACAATGCTTTTTTAACTACTTCCCCCATAGGCGATGGTGCTGCACTGTGTTCCGCAGCTCACCCCAGCTTATCGGGCAATCAGACTAACTTGTTGGCTACGGCTGCTGATTTGAATGAGACTTCTCTTGAAGAAATCCTCATCCAGGTTGCCAGTTTTACCGATGAGCGTGGTCTGAAGATCGCGGTACGTGGCACTAAGTTGTTGATTCCTAAAGAACTTCAGTTTATCGCTGAAAGGGTCATCAACTCTAATCTGCGTCCAGGCACAGCGGATAACGACATAAACGCAATGAAATCAATGGGAATGCTTCCAGAGGGAGCAGTGGTTAACCACTTTTTCACTGATGCTGATGCGTATTTCGTTAAAACCGATTGTCCAAATGGTTTCAAACTCTTCAACCGTACTCCGCTGAAAACAGCGATGGAAGGGGATTTTGACACTGGTAATATGCGGTTTAAGGCGCGTGAAAGGTACTCTTTCGGTGCGTCTGACTGGAGATGTG